TGCTGAACATTGCCAGCTTCATCTGTTATTTGAACTTTGTATTCCATATCAACTTTTTATTTTAAATTAAACATTTGTGCTTCTAAATTGGCAACGTCAGCAATACGCAAAACGTTAGTGGCAAGTGCTACTTCCGTAATCCTAATGACTCTATCAATCGAGAGCCTAAAGATTCAGCACACTTAACAATATCCGCACTCATAAGGTCAATGTATGGTTGCGCCATTTCGGGTCTAATTTTAAAATCAAAACTTTCATATTCTCCGTTTTGAAATCTAATTCTACCAACATACTTGTCCTTATGTTCGCCATAAGTTTGAAATTCTAATTCAATTTTTTGTAGCCTCCAATTATCTTTAGGCTCTTTAATTTGTTCTTCGTTTGTCATTTTAGTTAGTTAAACTCCTTCCTTCGATTTCATCCGTCCAAACCCGAATACGGAACCATTCATCAACGGTTGGCATATCTTCGGGGTACTGTGGTTCCTGAATTACAGGCTTTTCCGGTTCTTCCACTTCCTGAATCTGCCTTGCAACAGATTGGGGGATTAAGCGTTTGAATAGGTGTATCATGGGTTCAGTCCATTTCGTGAATAGTGGTGTCAACTTCCTGCATATCCAGTTCGGCCATTAACTGCCTGATTTTGGCCTTTGCGAGATTGCGCTGGTGGATGGCTTCAACTTCCTGTCCGCATTGTTCCATTGAATAGGCGGCTATCAGTGCGCCTGTTACCTGATCCGATGTAATGATGTGTTGTGGTGTGTTTGTGTTTTGCATGGAACAAAGGTAAAGACATTAAAACCACAAAAACAAATACAAAGTAAAAAAAGAGTAAAAAATTATTTACAGCCGTTGTGAGTAGTCGAGCAGGCTGTATTCCATCTCAAATTCATACTGAAACGCCTGATATTCTTCCCCCGTCTTGCGCTGGTGGCTGTCCTTCAGCACGTTCATAGCGTACACATTGCCACCCTTTAAGATGTAGCAGCTCGGTGAGGTTGCCAGACCGTCCAGCAGTTCAGCCTCATCCGCACTCAGCCACCGGGTAGTCAGGCTCATGGATTCCCGTGTGTCGCTGTAAAATTCAGCTTTGCCCCTTGCCCGGCTGGTGTAGTCGTATGTGCTGCTGCCAACCGTCCGGTGGTTGCGGGTGTATGTTTTCCGGCTGGTGCGGCTGTTGAACTTGTTTTCCGCATCAAAGCAGAACATATCATAACCCCCTTGCCTATTCAGCCAATACACATAGACCGGTGTGGTGAAGTTGCTGGCACAGTTCACATTGAACCGGAAAACCTCACCCATTGCCGTGGTGTTGTTGAACATCTGCACGGTGTAGTAGGCGGTATCTGCCGGAATCACACTGCCGGGTGTGCCGCTTGTCAGGCTTCCGATGGCATTCAAGTTGTAAGGGTGGGCCGGAATCCTTATCAGGTTGTTGGCCGCTGTGTTGGCCGTCAGCCCAGTGGTGAATACCGATGTTGTAGTGCTGCCCCCGGTGCTGGTGGCGATGACCTTCACGCGATCCGGTGGCGCGGTTGTTTTCTGAAGCAGCCACAGACAGCCTTTGTTCTGCAATGTGGTTGGGTACTGCCCCCGGATGGGTGTGAGAAACTGCCCTTTTGTGGTGGCCGCATTGTCATATTGCCAATCTGCCAGGGTGAACAGCGGAAACTCATAAGTGCGCAGGCAGGCCGACCAGACGAAAATAGTTGATGATGTGGTCAGGTTCAGGTATTCTGTGACTGTTGTTCCGTATTCCTCACCGAACTTAATCAGGTATCGGTAATAGCTGTCTGTATTGGTGGCCGCTGCCGTGTCATCATGGCTGAAGTTGGTGGACAGGTAAGCCTCAACAATGCGCTGCACGTTGAACCATGCCTTAGTTGTGCCTGCCTCTGCGGGTCGTTTCAGCTTTACAAGAGTTGTGCCGGATGAATCGCACACCTCAGCGATGAATTGGAAGTTGGCATTGCCTGTATTGTTGCTGCTTACGAGCCAATTCTGGTCGTTGAATCCGGGGCCGAATGCAGCGGGAGATTGCAGTATTGTGATTGCCATTTGTGCAATGAATAGCCGCCACGCTATTCAGTAGGCATGACCCCGGAACTACCCGTGTACAAACTTGTCTGCCGGGAGAATGACCCAATGACCGAACTGGAACGGATTGACCTCGTTGACCGTCCGGCAATCATGGAGAACTGGATGCTGCTGTCAGCCGAACAGCGTACTCACAGCTTTTCATTCTCTACCTCATCCGATGAACAGCGAATCATCACCGGCCCGGTTCTCATTCCTGACCTGCTGATTGAACGTTACCAGCCTGTCGAGCAAGGCGGCCAGCCGATCCGGTTTTATGCCGTTGTGGACAAAGAGACCATTCGGGCAACTGCAAAGATGTATGCCCGTAATCGCAAACTCGGAGACGTTGGGCTGATGCACAAACAAGCCGTGAACGATGGTGTGTTCATGTTTCAATCATTCGTTAGCGATGCAGCCAGCGGAATCAGCAACCCGAAAGCATTTGACCACCTGCCTGATGGTACATGGTTCATGTCATTTCTCGTAGATGATGATGCAATATGGCAAGCCGCCAAAGAGGGCAAACTGAATGGGTTTTCTATTCAGGCCATGTTCGGTCTGGAAAGCACCGATGAAGAAGCAGAAATCGCGGCCAGCCTTGCGGTAATCGCGGACGGCCTTGAAAAAATCGGGGCAAAATACCGGCAGGCTATTCATTAACACAACGAGACGGATATGAATATCAAAGAACAACTCAACAAGATTGCCGAACAGGTAAAACACCTGCTGGCGTTTGGCGAAGAAACCCCGGCTGAAACAACAGTTGAACAAGCCGCTGAAGATGGAACTTATACCCTCGCAGATGGCACCATCATAAAGGTTGCAAGCCTTGAAGTGGGTCAGGCTGTGACCGTTGTGACCGCAGAGGGTGAGCAACCCGCACCGGAAGGCAACCACACCCTTGAAGATGGCACCACCATCACCACCGATGCAAGCGGAGTAATCACTGCCGTTGTTCCACCTGCTGAGACTGAGGTTGAAACCGAAGCCGCACAGGTTGACATGGCACAATTCCGCGCTGAGTTCTCCGCACTGTTGACCGAAAAAGACGAAAAGATTGCTGCCATTGAGAAGGCCAACAATGCCCTGATTGAGCAGAACAAAAAAGTGCTGGCCCAATTCTCCGAACTGCTGAAGGTGGTTGAATCCATCGGTGAGCAGACACCCGCACCCATTACCGAACAGAAACAGGCTGCAAAGCCTATGACAGAGGCTGAGAGAATCGCAGCCTTTTATTCCAAAAACAAGTAAAACCAATAACCCCAAAAAATACCCATGAGCTACGATGTTTCAGCCCTGAACAACTGGTTTGACGAATCAGAAAACAAGTACGGCTTCGTCACCAAAGCCCTGCTCGGTTCCGATACCGCAGCAGTTGTGAAAACCATTCCCGGTGTGAAGTACAAAACTCCCCTCAACGGACTGTACAGCACTTCCACCATTGTTGCCGATTCTTGCGATGACAGCGCAAGCGGTACCACTACCATGACACAGCGTGTGTTGCAGGTTGCAGACCTGAAGGACGTGGAACTGATCTGTGCAAACGACCTCATCACGAAGTGGACATCTGCACAAGTGCAAGCCGGTTCTCCGGATGTGGCCAGCAGCGAGATTGCTGCCATCATCATGCAGGAGAAAGCCCGTGCAATCGCTGCCGACCTGGAAACCAAATACTGGCAGGAGACTTCCCTGTTCAGCGGATGGTTGAAAATCCTGGGTGACCTCGGATTCGGTGGTGCAGGTGACCCCATCAAAGGAAACCCCACCGACATCACTACCAGCACCGGTATTGTTGCCAGCAACGTGATGACCATCATGGACAATATGTACAGCCTGCTGCCCGCTGCTGTGAAAAGCACCTACAAGGACAGCCTGGTTTGCTTCATGGGATACGACAACTTCAGCACTTACAGCCTGAAGCTGCGTGACCTGAATCTGTTTCACTACAAACCCACAGACGGCATCGGTGAGATTTACCACCCCGGCACCAACCTCCGCGTGATTCCCGTGGGCGGTCTGAACGGCACAAACCAACTGGTAAGCACCTTCAAAGACAACCTGGTAATCGGTTGCGATGTAGCCGGCGAGGACACCAACGTGCGTTGGATTGAAATCAACGACAAAGACTACGAAGGCGTGAAGCTGAAAACCAACTTCAAAGCCGGTGTGCAGGTGGCTAAGGCCGATGAGTGTGTGTACTTCAAACTCGCAACCCCCTAACCTGCAACTGAACTGACACCATAAACGGGGCGGGTGAACAGCCCGCCCTTTTTTTCAAACCCAAAAACAAAAAACAGATATGTCTTGCACATTATCCGGGAGTATATCCCTCGCAGCCTGTGACAATTCGGGCGGTTACAAACGCCTGAAGGTGACCCCGGTTGCCAACATCACAGCATGGTCAGACAGCAGCAACGTGGTGACCATCACCGCCACCGCCACCAATCAAATCTTTGAGATTGAAGTTCCCCAGGACATGATTAAGGCTCGCAGTACCCAACAGGATACACGCGAGAACAACGTGGCCCCGGTGTATGACCACATGGTTTCTGTGACCACCCAGAAGAACGATGCCACCACACGCAATTTTCTGAAGCTGCTGGCCGCCAATCAGGTTGTCGCATTCGTAAAGGACAACAATGACAAATGGCTGGTATTCGGACACATGGATCGCGGCCTGCGCACCGTAGTAAACGGAAAAGACCACGCAAAGCCTGGTGATGCAAACGGTCTGGATGTTGAACTGAAGGCAGTTGGATTGCTAACCCCTGAAGGTGAAGTTGCCAGCGGCAGCGTTACCAGCCTTACCCTCGAATCCTGACCCCCCCCATCAGGTTTGTTTGTTTCATAACAGGAAGCCCCCAGAAATGGGGGTTTTTTGTTGGGTGCTATTCATACGTTCAGGATGGCAACAGAGAAAACAAACGAAAAACCGGCCAAAAAGACCGAAAAGAAGGTGAATCCGGCAGTATTGGGCGCAAAGGTATCCATCGCCAAGGGTGAGACTTTCTACGTGGAAGATACGCCCGAATGCGCGGCCAAACTTGAAAAGTACGGACTGACTGACTACCTCGTATGATACTGAGTAAGGCCGGTGCAAATACAATGATTTGCCGCTGTTATGATGCGGCCAGCACTGCCACGCCTTCATACCGCCTCCAGATTTTCAGCGTACCGGGAGACATATACCAGACCATCACACTGACCGACCTGAGCAGCACCAAAAAAGCCTACCAGCGGTTCAGCGTTCCGGGCAATACAATAGATGTTGACCCTGGAACTTACCGTTACCGGATTATTGATGCCGGAGACAGCAACCGGGTATTGGAGCAGGGCCGGATAACCATCACAGACACCAACCACCAACTCACGAAGAATGCAATCGCAGAATCCCTTACAGCCCATACAATCCCCACCCCAGACTAAACAGGTGAACCTCATACGGTTTGACTTTTCCGAGGATGATCTGCCGGTATTCAAAGAGGTACGGGGGAAAGACATTGTGCAGTATGGTGCGGATAATAACTACCCGGCCAAGTTGCTGGATTACTTCAACAACAGCACCTTCCACGGTGCGATTGTAAGGCGCAAGGCTGATTTCATTGCAGGTGCAGGGATTGAATACAACCCGGACTTGCCACCGAATGAAAAGGCCATAGTTGAACGGTATATCAAGCGGCCCAATGCCTACATGAATTTGGAGACCCTGATTCACAGGGATGCCCTGCAACTGTGCCTGTTCGGTTCAATACCCCATCAGATTGCATGGCGCAGGGATGGCAAGGGGTTTGATGTGTACTTTGTGCCGGCTGAAAAACTCAGGGCAAATAAGGACTGCACCAGGCTTTACTTCAAAGAGGATTGGACAAAGAACAACAGCGACACTGGCCAGCCCTTTGATGTGTTCAACCCGAATATCAGGGTGGGAACGCAGGTAAATTATTTCAGAATGTTCATGCCGGGGATGCAGACCTATCCCCTGCCGGAATACATCCACGCTGTGAAGATGGTGGCCGTTGATGCCAAAATCAGCATTTTCCACAATGCGAACATCAGCAACGGATTTGCAGCCGGAACCATGATTGAGATTGTCACCGGGCCAATCACCGACCCGGATACAAAGGACAAGATTGAACGCAAGCTGAAGAAGAAAGTTGGTGGCCCGGAGAACGGTGGGCAAATCCTGCTGAACTTCATTGAACAGGAGAATCAGAAATCCAACGTGATCCAACTGAACGGCAACGACCTGGACAAACGGTTTCAGCAGTTGTATGATCAGGCCAGGGATGCAATCTTTACAGGCCACGGGATTACCTCACCGGTATTGTTTGGCATTGCCACCCCCGGAGCATTGGGGCAGCGGAATGAAATGCTGGATGCCTATGAGTTGTTTTTCAGCACTTACGTCGAAATGCGCCAGAGGGTAATAGAGGACTTGCACAACGACTATCTGAAGGCAATGGGAGTAAGTGATCCGGGTCTGAAGATTAAGAAGTCGCAGCCCATCACAACCGATGTGATGACCCTGATTGAAAAAGGGTTTATCAGCAAGGATGCAGCCGCAGCCCGGATGGGTATATCAAAGGACGAAATGCCGGAAGATGTGCAGGTGTCAGCCGTGCAGAAAACAATCGAAGCAATCAACAGCCTTTCCCCGCTGGTGGCAAATAACGTGCTGGCAAAGATGACAGACAACGAAATCAGGTCATTGGCAGGCTTACCTCCTTTGCCTGGTGGCGATGTAATAAGTGATACACCGGCCCCTCAGACCGTGGCATTCTCAGCCATACCGGAAGGTTACGAAGCGCCGGAGGATGCAGACAAGTGGCAGGATTCAGACATCGAAGTTTTCGCCCAGTTCGGGGAATCGGCTGATGACTTTGAACTTCTGGCAGAATTGGAGCATGATTGGATTGACGAAAAAATCCCCTTTGCCTTCCTGGATGACATCGAGGCAAAGATTCTCGACCTGATCAGCCGAAATGAAAAGATTGACATTGCCCAGATTGCCGACCTGACCGACATGGATTTGCAGGAAGTGGCCGACCTGGTTCAGAAGCTGGCCGATAAGAAGCTGCTGAAAACAGCCGGAAGCGGTGGCGGTGGGCTGGTCATTACCCCACAGGGCAACCTTGAAGTGCAGGATTATGGTAAGGAGTTCCGGCAGGTGTTTGTCAAATACAAATACAACGGCCCCAAGGACAGCAAGAATCGGCCTTTCTGTGCTGAAATGCTGAACATGAATAAGGTTTACAGCCGGGCAGAGATTGACAAACTCAGCACGATGTTGGGATATGATGTATGGAAAAGGCGCGGAGGCTGGTATCATGTACCCAACAGCGATTTGAATCTGCCGTATTGCAGGCATACATGGTCACAGGTAGTAGTAAGGAAAAGGAAGTAAGACATGGCAACGCAGCACATACTCATCAATGTTGATTACCTGAAATCCCGGAGGCGGGAAATCGGGGAAAACGTGAACAATCAAGCCTTTGAAACGGCCATCAGGATTGCACAGGATTTGGATATTTACCCCATCCTCGGTTCAGGCCTGTTTAACAAGGTGCTGACCGACAGCGCAGCCGATACAATTACCGGGTATTACGAGACCTTGCTGGATACATACATAGCCCCTGCATTGGCCGAATATGCGTTTGCCCGGGGATTGCTCGGAAATCACTTCAAAATCACCCAGAAGGGCGTACAGACCCGCAGCAGCGACTTCAGCGAACCGGTAGAGATGGCAAATTTGAAACAACTGATTGCAGAGGCTCAGAACGTGGCGAATCAGTATGGGCAGCGGCTCATCAATTACCTGCAAGACAATTACACCCATTTCCCTGAATACACCAACCCCGGCACCGGACAGCAGGCGCAATTCCCGCAGATTTCTGCCATCAATTCCGCAGGCGGTATTTGGTTGGGCGGTGACAAAGGCTATCCGCCGTTGACCATCAACTGAAGATGAAACAGGAAAGCCCGAAAAAAAAGAAGGAAAAAGACACGATTGTAAAGCTGGAAAAGTACCTCAACAATGACCCCAAACCCGATAACAATAAAGTACCTGCAAAATCTGATTCAGGGGTACGCTAATTCCCATCCGTGGGTGGAATCGGTGGTTGTCGGTGAGCAGTACGATTTCGATGAGAACGTGACCGGGTTCCCGTGCGTTTGGCTGGTTCCCAATGCCTACCAGCCGCAGCCGGACAGGAAGATAACAGAGTACAGCTTCATGGTCACAACCCTTGACCGTGTGGGCGATGGCCTGCAAGGGGAAACCGATGTGCTGAGTTCCTGCGCCACGGCATTGGAGGATTTGTACAACAGTCTGCAAAATGCCACCAAAACCGGGGAGGATCATGCCGGTGAACTGTGGCGTGTGACCCGAATCGAAGGCAGGCAGAAGATAGTGGACAACCTCAGCGACCATGTGGCCTGCGGGTGGATGTGTGAATTGTTTTTTGAGGCACCGTTTAACCTGGGGAATTGCAATAATCCGACATGAAGAAGCATATACAAGAGGTATTCCACCACATTCACCGGTCTTTCACCAATGATAAAACCGGGTATTCTGCCCGGAAATTATCATCGTTCTGGTTCATGTGTCTGGTGACTTTTATCCATGCGAAGTATTGCAGCCCTGTGACTGCTTATGACTTCCTGGTTGCTGACTGCATTATGATTCTGCTGCTGCTGGGAATTGTGACCGTGCAGAACATCATTGAGTTCAAGAATGGTGGAAAATCAGACCCACCGAATCCGGCCCCGGTTCCTTAATTTGCGGCAATGGTAGAAGATTTCCTCATTGTTGAAGTTCTGACCGCTGTGCAACAGTTGGAACTTGAAAGCATGGGGATTTTTCCACCAAGGGAAGCAACGCATATTCTGGCCGTCAAGTTCCAGGATGTGCGGTATATTTTGAGCAGTGAATTTGGCAGCCGAATAAAACTGATTTCAGGTGATGAATTTTTCAGCAGGCAAGACCCAGGACAACTTTTCGCAGCATGGGCGCAATGGCAGGGTAGGAATCCCGGCCGTTGATGCTATTCATACCCGTACATGGCAGATGTATTCAAGGTGAATTTCGCCTACATTAAAAAATGGGAAGGCGGACTGAGTAAAGACCCGCGAGACCCGGCATCCCGGATTCCCGTTCCTGATGGCAGCGGCTATCATACAAACATGGGCGTAACATGGCAGGCGTTCAAGGCGCACTTCCCTTCGTTGGGCGTACATGAATTTTACGCAATGCCTGAAAAAGTCTGGCTGACTATTTACCGTGACGGCTACTGGAACGCTGTAAAAGGTGATTGGATTGATTCTCAGATTGTGGCTGAGTTCCTGGCAGATTGGGCGTGGGGTTCTGGTGGGTATTACCCCTCCGTGGCCCTGCAAAAATACCTGAATGCACAGGGGTACACCTGCATTGTGGATGGACAGATAGGGCGCGTTACTGTTGGCCTGCTGAATCAGATTTGCAAGGCAAAAGGAGAGCGCGCTGTATTTGAGGCCCTGTATTCGGCCCGGACATCATTCCTGCAATCCATCAAAGGCTTTGCCGTGTACGGGGTAGGCTGGATGAACCGGATGAGGGATTTCAAAGCCTATGCGGACGGCAAACTGCCGTAACCGTACCCCCTCACCGTACCCCAAAAAAACAATACAGGCCTGATATTACGCCTGACACGGGTTTGCACGGATTTCAGGTACAATGGAAGCACAGGGGTACGTTTTGGGGGTACGAATTAAACAAACAATCACACACAATGGCAAACAATGGGCAACAAAAAACCCCCGTAATATGGGGGCTTTCGTGTTGCTGGCTGTCTGCCGTTGTTTGCTTTTATGGTTTCTGTGCCTTTACCTTTGTTCCATGCAAAACTTAAAATTTCCCGAATCATGGGAGCAGGCGAAATCAGAGGCAACCAAAGGATTCATATATGGAACTGCCGTAGGTGATTTTAACGAAGCCGCACGAATCATGGCCGAAGCCTATGAAGCGCGGATTGCGAAACTGGAACAGGAAAACGCTGCAATGCAGCGATTCAGGATAGAAGATGCAGCCAGTGCGATTGATGATTTTAACTTCATGCGCGACAGCCTGAATAAGCGCATTGCGGAACTGGAAAAACAGTTAATAAACCCATACCCTGATACTGAGGCAAATGGTTGGGTTTTCTGTGGGAAGTGCGGACAACAAAAATGAACATTGACCAAGTACACGGCCTATTCAACCTTGCTGTCATTCTGCTGGCCGTTGGTGATTGGGTGTGGCATCATGTTACCGAAATAAGGAAAAAGATATGAAAATAGAAATATCAGCATCAAACGCAAATGAGAGGAAAAAATTAAAAGACCTCCAAAATATGCTTCTGCATCTGCAAAAAACTAATGCAACAATTCACAACAAAAAAGGGGAAATATCCTCCATTGAATTTACCATCTTAGAACCCGAACAAATTAGCATTACAGTTCTAAGATACGTTAAAACATCTGCTGTTACTATACTGTGATATGCCAAAAACTTTAATAATTAAGGGCTGTAAGGATTGCCCATTTTTACATTTTAATGCAAACCCAATTAACCCGTGGCCTTTGTATTGCGCAAAAGGACATTTTCCAATGATTGCGGCTACCGAAACCCCCCACCCAGACTGCAAATTACCAGACCTGCCGACACCTGAGCAGATACAGTCATTTGCAGATGAACAAAACTATATATTAGGCAGGACAGAATCTATTGAAAAAGGCGCAAATTGGGTAATTGAACAGATAAGCAAATGAATCACGCTGAATCAAGACTTCAGGCTGCCTGTGTTAAATGGTTCCGCCTGCAATACCCGGACACCTTAATTTTTGCAATCCCCAACGGTGGGGCAAGAAATGCCATTACAGGCGCAATACTGAAGGCAGAGGGAGTGATGGCCGGAATACCCGATCTGTTCATTGCCAAACCCTGCGGAATGTTTCACGGCCTGTTTATCGAAATGAAGGCAGACAAAGGACGGGTTAAACCGCACCAGATGGAAATCATACGCAAGTTGCAGAACACCGGATATGCGGTCTATGTTTGCCGCAGCTTTGAAGCATTCCAGGAAGCAGTACAAGAATACATCCATGCACCCGCGCATCCGGTTTTGGGTTGAACTATTCCAGCAGATTGCCCGGCTGTTTCACCGCTGAATTGTAGACCCCCATCATACTTGCCAGCTTGTAACCAGAAATCTTCTTGTCCTGCATGAATGCGGTGAGAAGTTTTCCGTCATGTGTTTGTTTCATCTTTTATTTTTATTTGTTATTTACGTTGCCATGTCTTTACTTTGCGGATAGTTATCACAAAGATACATAATGTCTAATTCAAACAAATACAAGCACTCAGCGCACCCGGTCATTGAGGCGGGGTACTATCACGGATTGCAGAGGGATGTCTGGGCGGCCACCAAAATCAGCAAGCCCACGGTGAACCATGCCATCAGGACGGGCAAGGCCAGCAGCAGCAAGCGCATGACCGTAATTGAAACGGCACTCCGGCTGATTGCTGAACGGAATAACAAACTGAAGCAGGCAACAGCGGCAGCAGTATGAAGATTGCAGACCTGACTATTGACGAATTTCGCGGCCTGATACGTCAGGAGGTATCCCGTGCAATGTCAGAACTGCACAGGCACAACCCTTCCAGGCTGCTGACTTACAGGCAGGTGGAGGCGCAATTCGGGATAAAGAGGTCACGGCTTTATGATCTGCACAAGTGCGGTGTTCTATTCTACATGAAGGACGGCAGAAAAACAGTGTGGCGTGAATCGGATGTTGCCAGTTATGCAAATATGTTGAAAACAGGGTGAGGCACTGGAGTACACGCATACTGGCCGCGACACCTGAGACACACGAATCAGAGGTTTTAGACTTGCGGGAATACACCGGGCCGGTGGTTCCGGGGATTACCCTTGAAGATGCACAGCGTTATTGCAACACGCACGGCCTCGGATACTGCCGGGTAATTGGTGAACACATTGCCGAGGTGGACTACGATACGGGCAAAATCACCCCCTCGCCCTCATTGAATTAATTTTTACTTTTTATTTATTTTGTATTTGGTTTTGTGGGTAACGTGTTGTTAATTTGTACCCATGATGAACGAAGTAATACAGTCCGCGTTTGACCGGGTGAAGCTGCACAACCCTGGAATCAGTGACGAAAACGCTATGTGGGCCGCTGAAGATTGGTACCAGAGTGAACTCAATGACATTGCCGATGATGAAAGGGAGGACAGCGATGGAGAGGATGACTGAGACAGTGGAGAGGACACAGGTTTATGAGACTGAGGACGGTGTGATTATCACCGTTTGCAGTTATCAGGAATCAGGAACGGACATCAGCATTTGCATCAAAGACGGAGACAATCGGCACAGCCTGATCATGTCACCCCGTGAGGCTGAAAAACTACGGGATATGCTTTCAAAATCAATTCAAGACACAATATGAAACAGTTAACACAAGACCAGATTGCATTGCTGAAAAAGCCACTGCCGGCCGAAGCAATCAAACCACACCCGACTAAGGTAGGAATGTCGGCAATCAACGCCATTCACGTTGTCGAACGGCTCAATGATGTATTCGGAATTGGGGGATGGCAAACGGGAACCACCTTACTGCATCACGGAGCAGAAAAGAAAACCAGCAGCAAAGGCAGAGAATATACTGAATATACCTGCATGGTTCAGACCTGCTTCACAGTTCCTGATTATGGTATTCAACACTGCATCATTGCCAGCAGCACGAACGAGGACATCGGGGATGCCGCAAAAGGTGCCACAACAGATGCACTCACAAAGGTTGCGTCATGGTTGGGTATTGGTATGGATGTCTGGAAAACAAAGGATGGTGCCAGCCAGCAACCTGCACAACGGCCAGCCCAAACACAACAGGCCGAACCAGACAAACCTTGGTTGAATGAGGACACACAGGAATTTGCCAAAGCATCCGCATGGATGCAGTCACAGCCAGACAAAGAATCGGCCATAAAGAAGCTGAGAGAAAGGTATGCAATCAGCAACAAGATTGCCACACTTCTGAAAGGAGGCCAGAACAATGGTTGAGAATTGGACACAGGAAACAGCCAGTGCATATCTTGAATCTCTGCCAACAGAGTGGATTCTCGACACTGTGAATGCCACTGAATCAGGACATTGCGACCCACTAAAAGCATACATAAACCTTTACCGTCTGAACAAGGTTGTCAGCGAGGCAATGGAGCAGATCAAACATATGGCTTTGAATGAGGCCGATAAATACCCAAAGACCTTCCAGTTTGCCGGTGCTGAGATTCAGCAGAAATCTACTCTGGGAAGGTTTGTTTTTACCCGACTGCCTGAATGGAATGAGCAGAAGTTCAAACTGAAGCAGATTGAGGACAAGTACAAACAGGCATGGGCTGCACGGGAGAAGAACCTGCACACCGTTACGGATGACGGGGAAATAATTGACCTGTCCGAATTGGAGTATGTACCAGGGGGGCAAACCATAGCAATCAAACTTCTTTAACTTTTATTTGCTTTTGTATTTATTTTATATTTGCTTTGCTCACAAGTTCGGAGATACGGATTGGAACCCTTCCGAATGATTGAAAACATGAAAGTAAAAACACACAATATGCCTCCGGCCAGTAGCTGCAACCCTTTGTTTTCAGGGGTGTTCCAATGCAGTGAAACGCTGGGGGCGTTTTGCATTTAAGCCAATGGCAACAGGAAAAAATTCATTTGTACTTTACACAGACCTCATTCACACGGTGGAAAAAATGCCTGATGATAAGGCAGGATTGCTGCTAAAACATATTTTGGCATATGTGAACGACCTTAACCCTGAAACAGATGACTTGATTGTACAGTTGACTTTTGAACCAATCAAACAGCAGTTAAAGCGGGATTTGAAAAAGTGGGAAACCGGATTGCAGGATAAGTCAGAAGGTGGGCAGTGGGGAAACCTTAAAAGGTGGCATCCAGTTATTTACAAAAAGGCAAAAAAACATGGTTTATCGCTTACCGATGCTATGCGATTGGTATCCGATGCTATGCGATCGGATGCGATCGCATCTATCGCTGTAAGTGTAAATGATAGTGTAAGTGTAAATGATAGTGTAAGTGTAAATGATAATAAGAATAAGAAAGATACACCCACACGCGAGGAATTTGTACAATATGGATTGGGTATTCTCGGAAACGATGCAGGATATAAATCACCTCTTGAAGCAAAGTTTGAAACATGGATGCAGGACGGTTGGAAGGACGGGCATGGAAAGCCAATAAAGAATTGGAAAACAAAACTTCAGAACGTTGCACCTTTCCTCAAACCCCTGCGCCTTGTACCTGTTGAACAGAACAGCCAGCCAGCACCGAAAAGGAGGGAGTTATCGTGAACCCGGCAACCATAACACCATTTGACATTGAACAGGCGGTTCTCGGTGCAATCATCCTGGAGTATGCCAACCTCGGCAACCGGATTGAAACGATCCGCCCGGCATGGTTTGAAGATTCCGACAACCGGGCAGTCTGCACAGCCATTCAAACCCTCAGACGAGAAAATAAGCCCGTAGATTTATTATCTGTTGCCTTGCAATGTCAAGGTATAGTTACAGCCCACAAAGTGGCTGTAATCGCAAATAAAGTGGCTTCAGGGGCAAATTTGGATTTCTATGCTGCCATACTCCGGCAGAATTATACCAAGAGAGAATTTGAAAAACGGGTGTCTGAGGTACTTACCAAAGATGAACCCGACCCCTGGGCCAAGATAAAAGACCTCAGAGACATCATTGCAGACCTTGAACTGACACAGGAGACAAGGGTTCAACTGCTTACCGATTTGATTGCAACACAAACCGAAAACCTGGACACCCGCAGGAATAGCGAAGTCCGGACAGTTGGAAAGAAGTCAGGGTTCAGCAGACTGGATGGCAATATCGGTGGCCTTGTTGGTGGTGAACTGATAATTGTTGCAGGCCGTCCGGGAATGGGTAAGACTTCTTTTGCCGTGAATCTGGGAATTGAACACTGCAAAGTGGGTGGCGGAACGTTGCTATTCTCAATCGAGATGCCTGCAATGTCAATCACTGACCGGGTAATCTCCGCAGAGGCACGGATTGACAACCAGCGTATCCGCAATGCTGACCTTCACGACTATGACATGAGGGCGATCCGTTCGATTCAGGTGCCTGAAAGGTTCTGGATTAACGACAACAGCCGTCTGAACATTGACCAGATTGCGGCCATTGTGAAGAACATGAAGGCACTGCACAACATCAGCCTTGTGATTGTGGATTACCTGCAACTGATACACTCAGACAGCAAGGGAAAGAACAGGGAACAGGAGGTTGCCTACATATCCGGACAGTGCAAGCGCATGGCAAAAGATGCCGATGTGTGCGTGATGGCATTGGCACAGCTTTCCCGGAAGGTGGAGGAACGTACCAGCAAGGTACCTATGTTGTCAGACCTTCGGGAATCGGGCAGCATTGAACAGGATGCGGACGTGGTACTCTTCCCTTACCGGCCGGAGTATTACAACACGCATGAGGTGCAGCTTGACACGGAGGAGGCAGAACTGCACATTGCGAAGTCCAGGAATGGCAGCACCGGTTTTGTCCGGATGCAATTTATACCGAAGCTGACAAAGTACACATGGGAATAATTTTCAAAGCAATTCAAGAATATGATAATCGAACAAGCACAGAACATCGCATGGAACGTACTCCGTTCGCACAAGGTTAAGAACTCGCTGCAAATCAGCCGCAGCATCATTGGCGAAATCGTCAAGGAAGAAAAACGAAGGTTAAAAATGAACGTACAAAACAAATCCGTAAAGACTTATCTGGAGTTTCTGAATGAAACATTCAACCCATTCCCGATAACATACGACGCATTGGTAAGCAAAACCAGAAAGCGCGAGGTGGTTGAGTGTCGACACGTCATCGGGTTTGCCCTGTATGAGATTGACAAACTCAGTTACAAGGCTGCCGGGGCTTTGCTCGGTGGGCGCGACCA